AGAAAACCGCCTCGTTACGTGGGTCGGACGGGCACGGCTATCGGCATTGAAGATGCGACCGAGACGCAGGTCGCGGTGACGCTCGACACGCAGTTTGGTGTCGACATCCAATTCACGTCCGAAGACCTCGCCCTGAAGATCGACGACTTCAGTAAGCGGTTCATCACCCCAGCCGTTGCGACGATCGCGAACAAGATCGACAACGATGGTTTGGGTCTGTACACCTCTATCTACAATGCAGTCGGTGTTCCAGGCACCACACCCAATGCGCTGCTGACGTATCTGTCAGCTGGCGTGAAACTCGATGACAATGCGGCTCCGATGGATGGGGGACGTACCGTGTGTCTCACGCCGTTGATGCAGGCCACGATTGTGGACGCGCTGAAGGGTCTCTTTCAGCAGTCGTCTGCGATTGCGAGCCAGTACCAGCGTGGTCAGATGGGCACCGCTGTTGGCTTCGAGTGGTACATGGACCAGAACGTCAACACCCATACCAGTGGGGTCTTCACGAGCAGTGCGACACCGTTGGTGAATGGGTCAACCTCCACCGGGGCGACGACGGTCGTGACCGATGGGTGGAACTCTGGGTCGTCCACCGTGGTTAAGGGTGATGTGTTTACGCTGGCTGGCGTGAACCATGTCAACCCGCAGAGCCGCCAGTCGACTGGCACGCTCCAGCAGTTTGTCGTTACGGCAAACACCACGTCGTCAGGTGGGGCCATGACTATCCCCATCGATCCGGCCATCAAGACCACGACAGCGTTCCAGACTGTCGATGCGTTGCCAGCGGATAATGCTGCGCTGGTATTCCTGGGTGCTGAGTCCACGCAGTCTCCGACTGGAGTGGCGCACCACAAGGATGCGTTCACCCTGGCAATGGCTGACTTGCCGCTGCCGAAGGGCACCGACATGGCCGCGCGTGTGTCGGACGATCAGTTGGGGATGTCGATTCGTCTCATCAGAGACTACGACATCACGACTGACAAATTCCCATGCCGCCTCGATGTGCTGTATGGGTGGGCGGTCTTGCGTCCAGAGCTGGCCTGCCGCATCCAGGGCTAGTTGTCGTTGTGTTGGGGTTGGGTGGGGTCGACCGCAAGGTCGCCCCCACCTTACTATTCCTTCGCAAGGAGAAGAGGACGCGATGCCTGATTCTGAATATCAGCAGTCATACCCGAAGTGGATCTACGCCAAGCAGGATGGCGCAATTGTTAGTCGGATCGTGAACGACCCCGCTGAGCGTGACAAGCTGGGCGCTGGTTGGGCTGAGTCTCCAGACGGACCGTTTGTCACACAGGCAGTGCCGAAACCGCCTGCCAAGCAGTCGGCGCAGAAATCGCGCCCTCGTAGACGGAAGTAAGCGAGGGCATTGTGACCGCGAATAATCTGATCGAGCGCACGCTCAAGACGATCGGCGTGTTGGCCTCTGGGGAGACACCAACGGCGAGTGACGCGGCTGATGCGTTCACCATCCTGAATGGCATGGTGGATTCATGGGGCACGCAACGACTGACGGTCTACACCACCGCCCGGACGGCCTTCAATCTCACCGCGTCGACCCAGGATTATACGATTGGGACCGGGGGCACGTTCAATATCGTGCGCCCGGTGTGGATCGTGGCGGCTAGCATCATTCCAGACGGAAGCGCTGCATCATCGGAGAAGATAGAGCTTCCGATCTCTTCAGCCTTGAACACCACGCAGTGGCAGCAGGTGGCGATCAAGGGCACGACCAGTACGTATCCCACGGAGTTCTATTACGACAAGGCGTGGACGGCGGGACTTTCCACCATCAGCGTCTGGCCGGTGCCCAACACGAGCAGCTCACAGTTAGTGCTCTACACCCCAACGGCCTTGACGCAGTTTGCCGACCGCACGACGGACTACACGTTTCCTCCCGGCTATGAGGAGGCGTTGCGGTATCAGTTGGCGATGCGCCTGGCTCCGGAGTTTGGGCGACAGATAAGCCCGGAGGTGCATGCACTGGCGCAGGATACGTTTGGAAATATCAAGCGGGTGAACGGCACCACGGAAACGCTCCGTCTCGACCCAGCGCTCTCCGCGCAAGGGGGTCGTTATGACTGGAGGACGGACCAATACCGATGAGGTTTCGTGGATTTGTTGGTCCGTCGTATGTCTCGCAGAGCGTGACAGCTGCTGCTCAGCGCTGCGTCAATTGGTATGTCGAGAACCTGGAGGTGGCAGACGAGCCGGTGCGGTCGGCGCTGTATCCCACGCCGGGATGTGAAACCTTCGCGACTTTCGGTACCGATGAGCCGGTGCGCGGGATGCGCGCCGTGCGCACGGGGGGCACTGACCGCTGCTTTGCCGTGGTGGGAGACACCCTCTACGAGATCGATCCTGCCGGAACGGCCATCGATCGCGGCGTTGTGGAGACCGAAGGGTGTGTCCCGGCCACCTTCTCAGCGAATGTAGACGCCGGAGACGAGGTGTTTATCACCTCTGGGGGGCGTGGGTATATTTTCACGCTGAGCACGAACGTGCTCACAGAGGTGGCAATCGGAAGCACTGCCGAACGACTCGTGGCGCACCAGGGCGAGTTTTTGGATGGCTTTTTCTTGGCGCTCGATCGTAATTCGTCCACGCTCTACCTCTCCGAACTCAACGACGGAGCCGCGACGTGGGACGCCACGCAGTATGCCCAGCGGAGCGCGGGCTCAGACCCGTGGCAATCGATCGTGGTGGCGCATCGCGACATCTGGTTGTTTGGGAAGAATACAACGGAGGTGTGGTACAACGCGGGGACCTCTCCCTATCCCTTTGCGGCCATCCCCGGGGCGTTCATCGAGGAGGGCATTGCCGCGCCTGCGTCAGCGTCCCGCGTGGGGAACACCGTCATGTGGCTCGGACAAAGCGAAGAGGGGTCATGTGTCGTGTGGCGTGCGAACGGCTATACACCGCAGCGCGTGAGCACACACGCCCTGGAATATGCGATTCAGACCTATATGCGCGAGGGGCGCACCGTGAGCGATGCGGTCGCGATGACCTATCAGGACAGCGGTCATATGTTCTATGTCCTGGGGTTCCCGTCCGCCGATGTGACATGGGTGTTTGACAGCTCGACCGGTCTTTGGCATGAGCGTGGAACATGGAGTGCCGCTGATCGCCAATACAATGCGTGGCGTCCGCAGTGCCATGCGTTTGCGTTCAACAAGCATCTCGTGGGGGACCACCTGTCTGGAACCGTGTATGAGATGTCGATTGAAAAGTTCGCTGATGCCGGGGGTGGCCCTATTCGTCGGCTGCGAAGAACTCCGCATTTGAACGTCGAAGATCGAACATTGTTCTATCACAAGCTGCAAATCCGACTAGAGGCTGGATTGGGACTGGTGAGCGGACAGGGAAGCGATCCACAGGCGATGGTGCGCTGGAGTGATGATGGTGCGCAGACCTGGGGGAATGAGCATTGGGTCTCGGCTGGAAAGATTGGCGAGTACAGTGCTCGTGCCGTGTGGCGTCGTTTGGGACGCGGGCGCAATCGCGTGTTCGAGGTGTCTGTGACAGACCCGATTCCCTGGCGCCTGATTGCGGCGAACATTGATGTCACCGAGGGGACGTCCTAAGTGGCACTCCCGGAGGTACCATTACGGAACTGGGTGTTGGCGGACCCGGTCACGGGTGAGGTGTTCGAGCATTTACTGACGCGTGAGTGGGTGCGATATTTTCAAAACACGGCAGACCAGATCAATACAAATGAGACAGACGTTGCGACAAACAAGACGAAGCTGGATGGGTACATCAATGTCGTGTCACAGGGGGCGACTGGAGACGGAGAGACCGACGACACGGTGGCGATTCAGGCGGCAATCACGGCGTGCCCGCAAGGGGGCATGGTGTATATCCCGCCTTGTGCATCAGGCAAGTTCTACAAATTGACCGAGACATTGACGGTGGACAAGGCCATTCGTCTTGTGGGCGCTGGCTATCACGCAGCGTCTGGCGTCTTGGACGGGGCGGTCCTCCGGCAGACTGGGCGTGGTCAGGACGTGCTGTCGTGCAGTGGGGTTGAGGGATTAGTCGTGGAGCATCTGGCGTTGGGTGGGGTGGAGGGCACTGGGAATGCGCTGTCTTTGGGAACCGGCGTCAAGCGGTCCGTGTTCAGCGATCTGTTTATTCCAGGGGCCGGAAACGCAGGCCTTGCGATCGAACTTGGGGAGAATGCGTTGAACACCTACGAGTCCGTGCATGTCTCGACAGGCTTAGGGCTTGATTATGCCACCCCCATCGTGGGGATCGAGGTGTCTGGAGGGCCAAACCTCTGGAGCAATTGCGGCGTGTCGGACGTGGGTACCGGTATCAACCTGAACGGGTATGGCACCTGGGTTGGGCTCCGGCTTCAGGGCTGTGAGACGGGGATTGTCTGGAGCGGCACAGACAGCAATATCGGCAATGTCTTTTTGAATGCATCCGCCACTGGATGCACCACCGTCCATAGCGTGGCCGGAACACCCACGGAGAGCCGAGCGTTGTCGCTGGGCGATGGCAGCGGCGACAATGCGTTCGCGCTCCCATCCACGGTGGGCGTGAACCTGCGCGCCAGCATGACGACGACCGCGCCGACCGCGTCTATATTGACCTCTGGCGACCCCGTGTTTTTCGCGCCCTCGACCGAATCCGCCGCGACGGCGCGAGCGCGGCTAGAGGTTCGGGATCTCAACGCCGAAGCAGAGGGCGGCACCAGCTGGGGGGGGCCGCTTGTGGTAGAGAACACACGGAACGTCAGCAGCCCTGCGACGAACATCTTATCGCAGTTTATCTCTGCTGGAGACCACACCAATTCGGTGGTGACGTTTGCCTCCGACGATGACCGTGCCAAGCTGTATGCGCGACATGCGAATGATGTGTCTGGGGGGGCAGATGCGGGTGAGCCGCAGACGATCAGGATCAACTCACTGGGTGGGCCAGTCGGCGTGCGAAGCGCGGGGGCGAATGTGGCCGTGTGTGGAGGGGGCGGCCTGAACACGACTTCGACGCAGGGGTTTCTGATGATTCCGACCGCGTCTGGCGACGTCACGGCCACACCAGTGCCGCCGAATGAGGGGTACAGTGTCCCCTTTTATTTCGACACCAACAACAACAGGTTGTGGGTCTATAACAATACGGGCACGCCAGGGTGGAAGTACGTGTCATTGAGCTAGGGGGCACTGTGATTCGTTGGGCCACACAAGAGGATATTCCGGCGTTACTGGTCATGGCCGAGCAGTTCATGGAGGAGTATTATTCCGAGACGCTGCCCTTCAATGCGGAGAGCATGACGACGTTGCTGGAAGGGTTGATCGAGAATCCATCGGGGTTCTTGCTCGTGTCGGAACACCAAGAGAAGGTCGTGGGCACAATTGGTGTGTTGGCCTACGACCACCCGTTCACGGGCCAAGCCTGTTCGTCGGAACTCTTTTGGTGGATGGAACCGGAAGCGCGTGGCAACATTGACAGTATGCGGCTGCTGCGCCATGCCGAGAAGTGGGTCAAGACGAATCGGATTCCGTGGATGCACATGGTGGCTCCCAACGATCGGCTGAAATCGTTCTACAAGCGCTTGGGGTATTCTGAGCTGGAGACGCATTTTTACAAGAAGGCGGCATCCTGATGGCATACGGCAGTGGTCCACAACCCGGAAGAACCGTTAGCCAAAACGAGTGGGGACAACCTGGCTATCAATCCCCACCACGTCGGTGGTTCACTCCGTCAGCCAACACATTGCCTGGTCCACGAGCTGGCGTTCAGCCATTGCCACATGGAACACTTTTTAATTACGCTGAGGGAACGTTACCGGTAACACCTAGTATTGAGCCGCTGGCGTCGGGCGTGCTCCCGGTGGAGGATGACAACATGGCGGCAATTACATCGGCAATTATCGGCGGCGGCGGCATCATTGCCAATCTGTGGGGACAGCACAAGGGCAGACAGTCAGCAGAAAAGCAATTCGACATCGCCGAGAGTCGAGCTGAGGATCAGCTGACCTACAACATGCAACAAAACTACCAGGCGTGGCAGCAGGCGGCGCCACGCATGGAGGGGTCAGACCAGGCGTATGCCGGTGTCATGGCAAACGTCGGCATCCCCGGACTTGCTCAATACAATGTTCCAGCCGTTGCAGAGGGGGCGTATGCTCCTCCCCCTCGAACGCCAGCGGAGTTGCGCCAGGGAGGCGGCGGACGGGCCACTGGCGATGGATATATGAGTAACGCGGATTACCTGACCCGTCAGTCCACCCCGGTCGGACAACGCGTGCCGACTGGGACGATGGGTGGACTCGTGCCTCCGCTCAGAAATGTTTAAACGCTTTCAAAAACAGAGGATGCTGTTATGAGCCAGTTCCCATTTTCCGGCCCCTACGACCCGTATTCCCAGCAGCAAAGGGGCTATGGGTACAATAACTATGGCGGTGGTGAAACCGGAGATCAGGACTTTCCTGGAAACCCCACCGGCAACTACAATCAAGATCCACAGCAAGAGCTTCCGTCTGACCAGACCTCAGATAGAGAGGTTGCCACTGAGTATGATTATTGGACACGCCCACTAGGGGGTGCGCCATTCCAAGCCCCCACGCAACCAGGGTCGTATGGCTCTTTTGGGGCTGGCTCGGGCGGACGTGGCATGGTGGCGAATGTCGGAGAGTTTCAACCCGGACCCGGGTTCCAGTCGCCTGTCGGGGTCGCGGAGTATGAGCAGTTCCAAGCCCCCACGATGGCTGATGTTGAGGCAACGCCGGGATACGAGTTCCGTCGTCGGGAGGGAGAACGGGCCATTGAGAATGCGGCTGCTGCGAGCGGCATGGCCCGCACGGGTGGCACGATGAAGGACCTGATCCAGTATGGACAGAATTATGCGACCGGTGAATATGGGAAGGCGTATGGGCGTGCGCTCGGGGAAAACCAGCTAGGGTATCAGCGGGCGATGCAGTCCAATCAGGACCAATACGGACGAGCGCTCGGTGAGTATCAGATGGGCTACGGCCAGCGCGGTGATGTCTACGACGCGAGCATGCAGCGTGCGATGGCGGAAGCGCAGATGGGCGAGACGGGCGCCGGTCGTGGGTTGGCGTCACAGCGCCTGCAGTACGACGCCGGTCAACGCCGGTATGACGACCTCTATCGTCGGCAGCTGGGAGAGTATGAGATGGGCCGTGGCGAAGCTCGTTGGCAGGATCAGCGTGAGTGGGACCGCCATGTCGGGTTCCCGACCATGCAGGGACAGACGGCGCGTCAGGGTCTGGGTCGATAGGGAGAGTGACTGATGCCGTTACGTATTGATACAGGTCGACTGTCTGATCTGGCACGCCAGCGTGGTCAGTTCCAGGCCGATGCGTCAGCTCGGGCCTGGGAAACGCTCGGGGCGTTTGGGCAGGAGACGATGGGCGCGTACCAAGGGGAGATGGACCGCCAGGCGGACGAGGCACGCGCGAAGAGCCAGGATGAGTATTACGACGTCATGCGTCGTCAGAATGAAGCACAGCTCAAGTCAGATGAGCGCGAGAGGGAGGATGAGGTCGAGGCGCGGAACGTAATGAGTAGGTTTGTAAATAAGCAAGGGGACGTAGACTTCGTAGCGCTCACCCAGGAAGTGACTGGTGGGGACTATTCTCCTGGCGTGGCGAGCCTTGTCCAGGCCCAGGTCGACGCGGGTCTAGCGCGTGTCGACCAAGCTGCAGCACGAGAACTTCAGTCGGCGGAAAGCCTGCGCACCGAGTTGATGAAGGTGGCCGGTGATCTAGACACCGTCGCGCAAGGCAGCGGACGCGCCGACATGTATCTGTTAAAACAACCCGACTGGTTTGCTCGGGCAGTAGAGCTTGGCATGCCTGAGGCCAGAGCGTATGAACTCTTTCCACCTGACTTTAACC